ACTTTAGACCAGTCACTGCCACAGGCCAGCCGTTGACCAGTCCGTGTCCTGTAGCCTCGATACGTGCCGTGCCACTAGGCCAAGTTACGCCTGTTCCAGTGATCGGCTTCCGGACAACGGGAACTGTCAAACCCCACCGAATTACATCAGCGAAGGTCTTGCCAAGAACCAGTTTGAGGTCTCTTTCGTTAGCCATTTCACTCCCCTGGCGGTTTGTGGATGTCAGGTTGCGGGATGATCCGCGCAATGATATTTGCGAGGGCAAGAGCGGCAGGAATAAGCAGTCTGAGGTCTTTGGCGTACCAGGCAGTAAGCAAAGACACGACTAGCTGCCCTATAGATACGCGCACTGAGTACGCCCGAAAGATGATGACGCGCCAGTTCTCAATCATTGCAATTTCCTTCCTTGCTCGTAGGTTTCGCGCTCGTCCATTGCGTTGTGAATTACCAGATCATCCTCAACGCATGGATCGCACCAACAAGTATCGCCCTCAAGATCGTGCGGCTTCAGGTCTTCTACAGGGTATATGTGCTGTGTCATCAAAATGCCTCTATCCGCTCTTTCAGGACTGCTGAGTACCCATCCATGAACCTTGCCTGCTGGCGCAACCTGGATCGCTCGGCTTCGGATAACCCATCGAAGACCGGAGTTTGGAAGAACTGAAGCACGGCAATCAGCTTTTCATCGAGCGCCTTCTTCTCGGCGACGACGCGCTGCTGGTGAGGTTGCAGGAGTGGCGGCTGCGGACAAGGCCCGCTATAGCCGTGGAGCTTAAACATTTCTTCTCCTTCAGGCATCGGATACCCGCATATTCTGCATGTTGGCTTATCTGTCATTCTGCACCCCTGCTCTGCTTGTAGAAAAATCCTTCGCCGCAATCGGCCTGTATCGCAAAGCCACCGCCCGCCGCTGGAATCTGCCCCTGTCCGGTAATGGCACCTTTGCCCTTACAGGTGATCTCTGCCGGATGCGATCCGGCCTGCCCTGCGATGGACGCACAGCCCTGAAGCAACGAAACAGCCAGAGCGCACCCGCACAAGAATAGGATTGATCGAACCATGTCTGCCTCTTAAATTCTGGCCGAGGCCGAAGACTCGGCGTTGGTGTTGGTGTTACTCGACCGGAGTTTCGACAACCGGGTTGATGATGTTCTTGATCGCGCTGGTGATCTCGACCAGGTCGGCATCGCTCAAGGTATTACCGCCGGCAGTCAGTGCGTCGATCTGCGCTTGCAGGTCAGCAATCTGAGCTACCTTGGCAGCGAGTTCGGCCTGGTCAGCAACCAGTTGTGCCTGCGCCGTTGCCAGGGCCGCTTGTGCCGCATCAAGCTCTGCACGGTCGGCGTTGATTTTGTCCAGCACTTGCTGTGCCTCGGCAGACACGGTGGCCAGAATTTCTGTTTTTGCATTCATGATTGCTTCCTTCAGGTTAGTTTCAAGAGCGACTATTCGGTTCAACAACACATCCACGTCGCATGTATGGGTGTGCAATTCTTTAATGATGATGTCAAACATTTTCAGCCCTCGTGACATTGAGATAAACCGCGACTCCCTGCATCGTCAGCCTTCGCAATTCTCCAGTTAGTCGCGCAAGGGCAGATGGGCAATTTCCGACTCCGACCAGTGTTCTCGAATCTCCGACAGCGACATCTCCTTCATCGAGATTGGCCCCGGTGCGAATTTCCGCGTGGATGAAGCCAGGAACCTTGTTGATCGTGATGACTCGACCTTCTCGGGGGAGTGTGAGTCTGTACCGCCCTGTTCCGATTGCTGTTCGTCGGTAACGCTTACCATTTCCATCCTCCATGCGTCCGTCTTGGTCTTCAAGCGTATAGCAAATTCTCGGAGCGTCAAGCGGCCCATACCGAATCTCTCCTAGCGTATACCCATCAAGTCCGTTGCGTGATTCCATGAACTTGTCGCGAACGAGAAACCATTCAGCCTCGGTCATGGATGCCCCCTGGCTTTCCACCACACGCCTGCTGCTTCAACGGCTATGTGCGACAGGTATCCCAGGAAGGCAATCACCGCCCACAGCGCGGTTCCAGACTTCACCTTGTCCATCATTTCGATCCGCTTCGCGGTCTTTTCGTTCAGCATCCGCGCATTTTCGATCTGGCAATCAATCCAGTCGCTTCGTCTTTTGATGACCCCGACATCGCCCATAGCGGCGAATACTTTTTCTTCCCGCTCCGCATGCTCAATCAGTGCAACACCAAGGTTGTTTAGCCCATGCAGTAGCAGCCTGTCGATGTCCCGACGATCCCCTTTCAGAAAAGCCTCTATGGCCTCCTCTGAGAAGACTGTGAGCCTTAGTTTTTCAGGTTCGTCCATCACCACTCTCCAACATCGTCGTAATGCTCAAACTCGAATCGCTCATTTTTTGCCCCGATGGCCGGACCGAATTCCTCTTCAAAGCGCGCCAGGGCGGTATCTGCGCGCCTCTGGTCGTACATATCCGAGTCTTCGTCCGAGAACGTCCTGAACTTCATCCACTCGACAAGACTGTGGTGGTATCGGGCCGGAATCTCCGGAACATCGTCATCAGCCTCAAGGCCGTTCGCTGGCTCCCGAGTGACCGTCATGCACAGTTCGCCATCTTCATTCGGGGTTGGGTACAGGCGAACCGCATTGGTTTGGTAATCGACAACGACCGAGCTTGGCCGGCTGGTGTTGGTCGATGAATCCCACCCAGGAGCAATCTCGTCCATTTCACGAACCAGACGCTTTTTCAGCGGACCCGACGACGCGGCAATCCGCGCCCTGCGGATTGAGATAACCTTGCTTGAAATTTCAACAAGAGGCTCTCCGGAGACAACGGGGTAGATGGCGATGTCTGACGATGAATCGACCAGCAGGCGGGCGCGGCGGGCCGCCTCGTTCTCCGCTTGGTTCAGGAAAATGATGGCGTCTTCGTCGTCGACAAGGTAAGGCGCCGCCTTGTCTCCGGTTGCCCGGCGATACACGTTAAGGATTTCACTCAGATTCACGGATCGCCTCTCGCCAGTTGGAATAGATAGACTTCACCGCATCGACAACTGTTTCCGGCTCGATGCTTTTCTGGCACATCGCCGTTCCGGTCTCTTCGTCGACAAAGCAGTATTTCGTTCCGTAGTGCAGCCGGTGACATGGATAGCAGGCCATGCCGACAGGTTCAATCGCGATGGAGTTGATCCAGTGCTTCGTTAAGTTCTCCTGAGACGAGTGCGACAACAGGCAGACTTTTCCAACGTCCCTCTTGAACGCGATTGAGTTCAGGATGCCGGTTTCAGGCCCAAGTACGCAATCGACCGCCATTGCCAGCGTCAGCGTCTCCCGGATGCTCTGTTCGCCGGACAGGCAAACGACGCGCGGCTCATTCTCCCAGCCCGCTTCGAGAATCTTGCAGGCATCGTCGCCGGCCAGATAGATCACGAGATTGGGGATGGCCAGCAGAAGTCCGGCAATCACCGCGTCCTGCCCGGCATAGAACTTGTGATGCGAAGACCCGGACAAGGCGTACATCACATGAAAGGCGCCAGGATCGGCGTTGATACGGTCTTCGGCGCCCTTTTTTTCCTCAATCGTCGGGTAGAACCTTCCGGCAGGCTCGAACGCGACCTGAGCGATTTCTGCCGTGAATTCGTGATAGTTCAGGTTCATGTGCTTGTGGCGAACATCATGCGGCCACATGTGGTTGGCCCGGCCCGGAATCGAAAGAAGCGTGCCCTCAACAGACTCGGACAGATTGATGAACCGATCGTACTTCTTGGCGTGATGCTCCCAGAACTCTACCAGAAGGTGATTGGGAACCTGATTTTCGTCCTGGATGAAGAACTTGTCGATGTTCGGATCGTGTTCGACGACACTTAACCCCCTTGGTGTCGTCATCATCGTGACGTGATAGCCGGCCTTCTTCAGAAGCGGAAGAATGGAAGACGTTTGCATCATGTCGCCAAAGCCGCCATAGCGAACGACACAAGCCGACTTCACCTTTGATTTCGGCACATCGCAGGGTCGGGTTCGGCGCTTGTCGTCTCGCTTCTTCCATACTTGAAGGAACGAATACTCCATGTCCTGATCACGAAGCTCGTTGACCAGCAGCGACCAGCCACCATCAACGGTTTCCATGACGCGCTCGATGTCGCGCTCTACGAAGTCATGCTTGTGATCGGGATTCGCCCCTTCTGTGCCGCAGTTCGGGTACAGGTTTCTGTGGGGAAGGTACAGGACAAGGTGGCCGCCAGGCTTGATTACGCGCCACCATTCACGGATGGCGCTAGCGTAGTCGTCGATATGCTCAAGCAAGTGCGACGAGAAAACGTAATTCTGTGTTTCGTCGTTGCAGTCATCAAGCCGCTCGCATGTCTCAACAACGACATCCGGCTTCATCTGAATTCCGAATAGCGTCACGTCTTTCAGGTTGTCGACACCGGTGAAGTGCGGAAAGCACTTGTCCGGTCCGCACCCAAGGTCAAGCCCTTTGCCTCGGGTGTACTCTACGATGTCCCAGCGAACCTTGCCGGATTCATTTCCCTGCGGGTCGTCGGCGCGCCACACAGGCTTATTCCGACACTTGCGCAGCGAGTTGCTCGTCCGCCGGTATCGCTGGCGCAACTGGTGCCTTTTCGGCCTTTTCATTCGTGGCGGCCTTTGCTTTTACTGCTTTGGTCGCCTTCGGAGATTTTGGCTCGTCAGCATGGTCAATTTCTTCGCCCTCGGCGTCGAAAAGTTTTCCATCCTGCTCGAATCGAACAGCGGTCTCGCCAGATACAACGCCATACGGCTTACGCTTGTCCAGTCCCATGATGCGCTTCCTTTCGGTTTTTAGTGAATTAGCCTGCGTTGGTGTTCGGCGGCGCATCCTTGATTCGTCCTGTTCCATCCGACTTGCAGGCCGACCGAATGCTGCCCATGCTGTTGGTTGCGTCCTGAGACATATCGGCGCCGTGATCACAGCAGTTCGACCCCATGCCGGTCTTCGTGCCACGGCTCGGCAGGCCGCCGATGCTCTCGCCGCGCACGCAATCTCCGCCGTCTGGCCTAGGATGATTTGTTCCCATGATGCTTCTCCTTTTAACGCTCGTTGCCGTCTGGACGACCGCACGCGCCGACCTTGCTATGGGCGTATGAATCTCCTACGGAATTGGTTCCGCCGTCGTCCTCGCGAACGTAGTCGGCATCCCACGGATCAAGGCTGGATTTTGCTGTTACGTCGTCGAAACCCGACTCGATAGAGCCCTTGGAGTTTCCGCCAAGCGCCGCACCTTTTCCAACGCCAGCCGTGTAGCTGATTGAATCTTTCATACCTGCCTCCATTGAAACAAGGGGGCCGGAACCCCCTTGCTCAAAAACCATCAGGTTAGGTTGAGTCCCACTTGACGATTCGGGTCTGGAGTTGCTGCGTTTGCACCAGACCGAAGCCGCCCATGTAGTACCATGCCACACCACGCGAACGCCCGTAGTCGGTCGGAATCTTACCGCGCATTTCCTCGGGCACGACAATGCCCTCGGCCACGGTATCCTGTCCGAAGAAGAACGCCCAGTTGGTAAGGCCACCACCCCACGCCGCCTTGGCGATATTGGTTTGCTCGACAAAACGGACACCCTCGTAACGGCCAATTTCACCATTGAGGATCATCTGGAAGCCTTGCTGCACGTACTGGTGTACGCTTTCCAGATCGTTCTTGAGCTTGCGCCAAGTGGTCGGGTGAGCGACGGCGAAGTAATCGTCGGCCTCATAGGGCGGGATGTTCCGCTCTTTCATGATGTCGACGATGGCCTTGACGTGATCCTTGTTCAAGGCTACTCCGGTATTGGTGCCCGGCGCGGTGGTGACGGTGCTCAACGTGACCGCAGTGGTCGACGTGCCTGCGGTCGGATAGACCTTCAGCGCCGTCTTGTTGAACTCGTCGTAGGCGCCTTTATCGAACGCCTTCTTGGCGTCGTTCTTCAGCACCTTGCCGATGACATCCTTGACCGGCTGCTCGGAAAGATCGTCCAGCTTACCAGTGTAGGGGACCGAATTACCGTATTCGGTAATCGTCATCGTGCCCTGCGTGATGGTGTAGTTGCTTTCCGGGATGGTCGTTGTTTCAACCAGAGTCGTGCCTTGCGTCGAAATGTCGCTATACACGTTCCAGTGGAACTCTTGGCCCTTGCCCTTACCCTGTACTGCGGCGTCCTTCACATCAGCGAACTGACGGAATTTAACCAGCGGCTGCACCGCCATACGAAGCACTTTGGACAGGTTCGGAGACCACATGTAACCGCCCAAAGAGTTCGTTACCCAAATTTGACCGGCCATGATGGTCGCTCCTTTTAGTAATGAACCACAAACAAGTTGATGGTCAGTTACCCAATCCGGCTCCGGTTTGTCCAAGTCGCGCTTGCGCCATCTGCTTGATGACTGAGCTTACGTCCTCGACTTCCGCTGCTGCGCTTGAGTCGCCTGCCACTGCATTCGCCGAATCCAGATTATCCAGACCAGCCTTACGCCCCAACTTCGTTTCTCTGGCGGTACGTTTCGGGAGTTGACGTCCTGTTCTTTCGATCCCAAACAGGCCGGCTACTTCTTCGGCTGATTCGTATAGCGCCTGATCTTTCGGAATCCCTGTTGCGATTCGGTTAAGCATGCGCTTATGCGTTTCTTTGCCAAGTAAAATGCCGCGTTCGGTTTCTGCAAAAAGCTCGGGATAGTCCGACTTTGCCGTGCCGTATGCGCTTTCGACTGCAAGTTGCTGCCTTACTTCTGCTGCTATTGTCGCTGTATCAATCTGAGGATTTTGGGTAGCCTTAGCGCCCGATTCCTCAAACATTTCCAGCATTGATTCTGCAAAGCTCGCCTCGTCGCCCTCATATAGCTTCGACGCTGCGCCCAATATCTTGGCCAGCCGTGCTTCTCTGGCTTCGCCTGTTTCGGGTTGTTGTTGATTATTCTCTTCTTTTGGCGTAGTTGCAACCGTTTTAGCCTGATTTTCCGCAATTTCCAGCAAGCGGGTCGCTTCCTGAAGCCGCTTGGTGGCGGTAGCGTCCTTCTGGTACGAGCGAACGACCTCTGAGAGCGGCAATTCAAGCTCTTCGCCATCGACCTTGACGCGAACTCTCTGTTCAGTGCTTTCGAGTTGTGCCGCAACCTGGTCAATTTCTTCCTCGACTTTTGGCGCGGCGGTTCTTTCGACGCCGGTCATGTCGACGCCATCTTCAACTAGCGACTCCATTCTTCGGTCAAGGATTGCCGCGAGATTGTTTTCTCGATCCTGTGCTGCGGTTTGCTGTGATGCTTCGATCATCTGTTCAGTAGCGTCCGTCTGGATGGCTTGTTCAGTGGTCTTTGTTGGCATTTTGAATCTCCGGTAGGTAAAAACAAAGGGCAAGTCGCCCAGAATTACACGATCACCGGCGCCTTGCCGGCAATCGTTAAAACCCATGAATAAAATCCTGCTTTAGTCGCATATTGGCCATCCATTCATCTCCGATCACTGATCAATCATCGTGCAGAGGGGATTAGAAATTACACGCCACCAACAGGCGGAATGTGTATCTTTGGCAGCGTGAATTTTCCAATGCGGTAGACGCCAGTGTCCGTTCCTCCATACCATATCGTCAGGTCGCCGTTTAGGTCGAACTGTAGTGTTCCTCGATACAAACCACTGGCGGCGAACGTGCCCGCGCCAAGCGTGTATGCAATATTAGTGCGGGCACAAGTGAATGACTTCCCGTCGACAGACACAAACAGTTCCAGCGTATTTGCAATATAGGTCATTGCATAATAGACGCCATTATGCAAAATAACGTCGAGGTGCCAGATTTCTTGACCAGCCCCTTTTGCTGGATTAAACAGGTTTGTTGCCTCAACGGTAGCTGATGAAAGCCCTGCTAACGTCGATGCACGCCTGAGATCGACAGCCCGAACTAACGGCACTGCGGATACGGTTCGCACCGTCCACATCTTGTACTCTGATCCGTCATATACCACGGCAGGAGAAAGCAGCTTTAACCCCGCTTCGCCTACCGATATTCCACTGCTGTCCATCAGCGTTACCGCCGAAGTCCAAGCCCTCGCATCGCTCGAATAAATGACCTTGATCGTTTCAAGGTTTGAGGCTACCGTAAATTCACGGAACACAATAGCAAGGAGCCCATCTTCGTTAATGTGCATGTCGGTGTCGCTGTTGTAATCCGTTCCATTCGGGCGCGGCACAAGCGGGTTGGTTACGCCCGAGGGAACCTCCCACACATCCCCATCATTCGAGCCGACAATACTCGGATTCTCTTGCGCCGCTGGCATTGGGGTAAAGGCCATTAGATACTTGTAACCGCTTCCGGCTACCCCCGCGCCATTGCCGTAGATTACGTCGGGGTGCGTGCATTCCAAAAGCCCGTTAGGAGTAGGTATGTCAAGGGGTGTTGTCGGTACTTGATAATCGTTTCCGAAATATTTTGACCGTGAGAATCCATACTGCTCAGCCAAATAGACCTGCATAGCACGCATTTGCGGATAAGTAAGTTCTGAACGGAAAATTATTAACCGAGCAATGTCATAATCAGCGGCATCAGAGGATAGATTTCCATGAATGCCCAGGGTGACAATCGTAGGGGTGCCGTTCATGTCCTGATTAGACGTGCCTGGCAGAGCGATATTCCCGTTTGCCGCATGTTCATGCGACCAGTCTTTGTTGAGGCTGAATCCGATAACGGAAGTAGTTCCGTTGCCAAAAACAACGCTTGAAGCGAACGTTTGACCGGCGTAAGTCGATTGCGCGCCATTGGCCAGGCTCAAACTCCAACCCCCTGATCCGCCAGCCGCAGTAACAGAGACTATTTTATGCGTACCTGCTATAACAACCCCACGCAATACAGCAATCACTGACACCGGGTAACGAGTTGATATTTTAGCGGTCAGCGCTCCTGTTAGGTAGGTGGACGACGCCTTGACAAAACGGACGGCGGGCTTTCCGCCAATCCCGTTTATCCCCGATTTCATTGTCGGGTTTGTAGCAGACACGGTAGTCAGATTATTCCCGTTCCCCGACGAGTCCGGCCATGTCGTTATGTTTCCCCCGTCAGCAATCCCAGAGAAGCTGTCGGCATTGTAGTCTGCCGCAATCGCCGCGCCCATAAACGTAGGATTCAAGATTTCCGTGTTTGGAGTTACTCTCGTTGCGCCGCCGACTACCGCCACAGTCGTTCCGTCTTCTGGATTCAGAATATCAAGCCCCCCGGTGAGAAGATTATTTTCTGACGAAACCAACCTGGCCTCAGTGTTCTTCGGGCCAAGCAATACATCGCCTTCACCGAGCGAATTGAACCGTGCCACGATGCCGGCATTATCCAGATCGAGATAGTCGAATCCCCCGGATGCAATAGCCCGCCCGGTCGGATTGGTGATCGTGATGCCCGATCCACCAAGGGAAACCGTCGCGCTGTAGATCGAGCCGTCGCT